GGTTGGGAACGAACCGGAACGAGGTACGGGGCATCAGGCCACCTCCCTCAGATCCGCTTCAACGTGGTGCACTCCCCCGCCCGGGGCGGGCCAGCGGGCCACCTTGCCGACGATCTGCATCGTCGTGCCCCACGCCTCAACCCGGTCGGTCTCCTTGAGGTCGACGTCCATGCCGCGCGGCGTGTACAGGCGCCAGCCGGTCACGGTGACCTGCTTGTCGTCGGTGTCCTCCGTCGAGCCGCCTGACGGCTGCACGTTCACTCCGGACACTGGGATGCGGGTGGCTCCCGCACCCCAGTCGTCCAGCTTGTTGCCATACCGGTCTGTCGTTGTCCCGGCGCGAACGATGATGATGTCCTGCAGATAGAGCATCAGCGGCTCCAGACCCGCACGCTGCCCGCGGTGCGTCGGTACCGGTCCAGCACCTTCTGCTCGGTACGCGACAGCAGCACCCCCAGGTACTCGCCGACTGCAGGGATCAGGTAGGTGACAGACTCGCCGCCCACCGTCTCCGAACGAATCCCGGACGGGTTGACCAACACCCGGTTCGCGGCCTGCATCACGATCGCCTGAACGTCGGCTGGGACCGGATCCCAGCCGTGCGTATAGCTGACCGTGACCTGCGGCGGACGGTGCGCGGCCGGAGGCTGATCCCACGACCATGCCCGCACCAGCACATCGTTGCCGTCCTGCCACCAGTCCTGCGTCTCGACCCCGTTGACGGCAACGGCGTCGATGTCGACGACCGGCCGCTGCGGCAGCGTCACCACACCGCTGCAGCGGTGCAGCAGCGGATCCGCCCGCCGCATCGTGAACGTGTCCGTCGTCGTCGCCCGCGTGATGTCCTGTCGGACGTAAGCGCGGACCACACTGGACGCCTGATCGAGCAGGGCCTGCGCCTGCTGCTCCTGCTCGGGCGTGAACGTGCGGCCGAGCAGGGTGGCGAGGTCGGCCACCGTCGCCAGCGATGGAAGCACAGCCATCCCAAACCCCCCTCCGTGTAGTCAGAGTTTGGTTAGGATCGACGCATGCGGATATGCAAGGTGGAAGCCTGCACAAAGAACGTCGGCCAAGGCGGCATGTGTTACATGCACTACCACCGGCAGCGGTATCACGGCACGACAGATCTCGTCCGTCAGACCTGGCAGGAGAGGTTCTGGTCGAAAGTCGACAAGAGCGGCCCCTGCTGGCTATGGACTGCCGCCCGAGACCGAGCCGGATACGGCCTGTTCGGAGCGACCGAAGCCCCAAGCAGGGCCGCCCATCGACTCGCCTACCTACTCACGCGAGAGGATCCCGGCGAGCGGCACGTTCTCCACCGCTGCGACAACCCGCCGTGCGTGAATCCCGCTCACCTCTTCCTGGGTGACGACGCGGCTAACCACGCCGACATGGCGAGCAAGCTGCGAAGCACCTGGGGAGAGAAGAACGCCCGAGCCAAACTGACGGCTGACCAGGTCCGCGAGATCAGGCGCCAGCTTGGCGAAGGAATCCCTCACCGAGTGATCGCCGAGGGATTCGGGATCTCCCGCCCGACGGTGTCGGACATCCTTCACCGTCGCAGCTGGTATCACCTGCCCTAGCGGGCTCGGGCCTCGTCGTCCAGCTTCTGCCGGACCGTTCGGGCGTGATCCGCGTCTGTCTCCGGAGTGGGCTCACCCGCCAGCACTCCCGGCACCGTATACGCATGCTTGTCGGTCGGGTCCACGGGCACGCCAAGGTAGCCACGCTCCTCGGCCTCGTCGACGACCTTCTGCACCTCCTGCTGCGCCTCATCCTTGGACGCGGCGGTCTTTCGCTCAGCCATGGGTCTGCTCCTCAGCTCCTGGCGACGGTGATACGCACCAGACCGCCCGGGTCGGCGAGGCCGGTGCCGTTCGCGATGGACCGCCACTGGAGCGTGTCGCCGGAGGCGACGACCAGGTTGGCGGCGGTCCCGGACAGGGTGACGGTCTTCTCGTCGTTCGCGGTGCCGTTGACGCCCGCGTCGAACGTCAGCGTCGCCACCGTGGTGGAGCCACTGCCGGCCTGGCCCTTGTTGACGAGGGTGACGGTGCGGTTGTTGGTGGCAGCGCCCGTGATGGCCGCCTCGGGCACGTACTGAACGGCTGTGATGGTGCCGTCGAAGGGGGCCTGGGCGATGACCGAGTCGTCGCTCGCCGCGGTTGCGGCAGCGGGAACATCGGCCTCGATGACCCGCACGAAGGGGGCGGTGGTCATGATGGTGTCCTCTCCGGATCAGTACTTCAGAACGGCGGCCGGGTACCGGTTCGCCTCGGTGGCCTGCTCGTTGTTGATCGGGTTGGACACCTGCCAGCCCACGCGGAACGTCAGGCGCACGGCGGTCATGTCCTGCTGCGCCAGGTTGAACATGATCGCGCCGGTGTTGTCCTGGATGACGGCCTGGTCGAGGATCTTCATGGTGATGTCCTGGCGGACACCCACCACGAAGTTCGAGAAGTCGCCAGCGAAAAGGCGCGTGTTCGTGCCGGCGCCGCCGCCCGAGGGGAACAGGCCACGCATGGCGTAGGCGACCGGGTAGCCGTCGATGGTCGCGAGGTCGCCGCTGGTACGGGCCTCGTCGAGCTTACGGCCCTGCGTGTCGCGCGCCTTGCGCAGCTTCGACTTCGCGCCGGTCGAGGCCACCCAGCCGTTCACCTCGTAGCCGTCGCCCTCAACCTTCTCGTACAGGTTGTCCAGGTCGCCGAAGAACCCGCCCTGCGCGGCCGTCGCGCCCTCGGTGATGCTGTTGCCCGCCGCGGTCGCCGCAGTGGTGACGTCCGACGGCCACGAGCTGGGCGCGTTGGTGCCGAAGAACACCGCGGCATCCAGAGTGCGGCCGAAGGCCTCCGTCAGGAGCGGCATCGCCTCATCCCAGATGTTCGCGTCCACGTCGGCGAGGACGTTGTCCGGCACCGGCATGATCGTGGCGATCTCCTCGATGTTGAGGAACTTGTTCGCCCAGGCGACCTCGGTGGTCTGCTTCAGACCCGTGTCGCCGCCGACGAAGTACGCCACCGGCAGCGCCGACAGGACCGGGAACCGGACCTGCGCCCGGCCCACGGGCACGCGGCGGAACATCGACAGCACGGCGGACTGCTCGGTCGCCTTGCCGAGCATTTCGTTGGAGACCTCTTCCGGGATGAGCGCCGAAGCGTCCGTCCTCGAGGTCACGTTGTTGTAGGCCATGGTCCGGCCCTCCTCCTCGGATTACCGGCCGGACCTCGCCGCGCCGGGGTTTGTTCAGCCCAGGCCCGCCTTCTGGCGGATCAGGGCATTCATGTCAGTCGGGGCGGGCGCGGGCTTGCGCACGCCGCCGTCGTAGCTCGGGGTGGAGCGCTGACCGAAGACTTCGAGGAGCTTGTCGGCGTCCTCCGCCATCTCCTCCTCCGTCGCACCGTGCAGGCGGTCCGCGAGCTCCGCGGGGAGCTTCTTCTTCGCCGCAACGCGGTAGCGCATGAGCTCCTGTTTGGCGGTCGCCGCCTCGCGCTCCGCTGCGGTCTTCGCCTCGGCGAGCTTCTGTGCCTCGGTCTTGTCGCGGTCCTCGAACTCCTGCAGCCGCTTGTTCAGCTCGTCGAGCTGCTTCTGTGCGGCCTTGGCCTGCTTCTCGGCCGCGGTCTTCGCCTTGCGCTCGGCAGCCAGGGCCTTCTGGCCGGCCTCGCCGAGGCCGACGGAGACGTCATCGGTGTGCTCGGGCTCCGTCGCGGGCTCCGGCTCGGTGACGTCAGTGGTGGGTTCGTCAGCCATCGCGGCTGTCCTTCCGTTCACCCCGCCCTCGCGGCAGGGACACTCAAGGTCGGCTAGACGATGTAGCCGTACCGGCGCAGCAGCCTCAGCTGCTCAGACCGGCTGTCAGCGACCCGGAGAATCTCCTCCGGCATCAAGCGGGGCGTCGTCACACGCGAGTACCGCTGGCCCGGGAAACGGGCGAACTCGCCGCCCGCACGCCGCGCCCGACTGCCGTACAGACCCCGGCGGGTCGTCCCCTCCGACGTCACCTGCAGGCTCCGGCCGGCCAGGTGCGTCGTCCCCATACCCCGGCGCGCGTTCACGACCTGCCCCACATCCGCGCCGGACCGGATCGCCTCCGCGCCCGCCACCGTGAACACCCGCCGCTGTTCGCCCGCAGGCATGCGGTCGAACAGCTGCTGCGGCGTCGGTACGGACGGCCAGTCCTTCTCTCGCAGCGGCAACGTCTGGCAGTCGCAGTTCGGATGCCGCAGGAAGCCCTCAGAGCGGCTGTACATGCGGCCCGACAGAACAATGCACCTCGAGCACGCGGGCAGCTGCACCACCCGCACGTAAGCGACACAGTTCGGATTCGCCGCCATCGCCACCTGATCCGCCGACCGGGCCGTATCCGCGACCGCCGTCGACGCGTAACGGGCCATGTCCGCCAAGCCACCGAGCATCGCCTCATCCGGCGTCATCCCGGCCGCCAGCCGCCTTCGCACGCCGATCGCAGGCAGGAACAGCAGCGTCTCCAGCGGGCCACCATCCGGGGCGATCCCAGCGAACGCTGCGGCAACGAGAGTCGCTTCGGCGAGCGCCGAACCGCCCTGGGCTGCCATCTGCGCAGCGATGTACGCCTGCGCCGCGTCCGCCACCGTCAGCTGACCCTCGGCGACAGCGGCCACGATTGCCGCACCAACCGGACCTTCCAGGTCGCTCTCGATAGACGCCGGGGCCACGCCCTTCCACAGGTACTGGACGCGCTCGACAACCGAGCGGACCACCGTCGACACCTGCTGGTAGCGGGTACGCCCGAGCTCAGCCGGCGTTGCCATCAGCGTTCGCTATGTCCGTGGGCGGCTTCGGCCCGTACAGGCTGGCCGGATCGCCGCCCAGTACCCGCATCGCCGCCTGCTCGCGCAGCTCCCGCCACTGCGCGATCTCCGTCTGCGACGCACCCCAGCGCTCCCACAGCGCCTCATGCGGCACTCCGAGAGTCGACATCTTCACCAGCGCATCAACGAGCTCGCCCTCGGTACGGAACTCCGGGTTGTGCCAGATCGTCTCGATGCGGGACAGGTCCCGTGCATCGCCGGCCGCCCGCAGATACAGGCGCACAACCTCCTCCAGGCCCTCGCCGAGCGGGCGGGAGCGCTGCCGCACCTTCGCAACCAGGCCTGACTCCGTCGCCTTCAGTGTCTCGCCGTTGACGTTGGACAGCTGGCCGAGCAGGTACTGGGCAGGCGTGCGCGTGCGCGCGGCCATGTGCCGTACATCAGCCTCAATCGCATCCAGGTACGGGCCCAGATCAGTCGCGGAGAACTCACCGACGTGGACGTTCTCGTCCTCGATCACCCACAGCCGGTCGACGGCCGCCTTGAACGGCTCGATCGGCTGCCCGTTCTCGTCGGTCGGCACTTCGTAGCCGGTCATCCACCGCTGACGGAACGCGCTGAACTCCTGCGCCATCAACCGGTCGATGAGGGTTTTGTTGATGCGGTCCTGTACGTCCAGGACATCCTCGATCTCGCTGTGCGACTCACCCAGCAGATCGGGCCGGTTCGGGATCTCCACCAGCGGAACCTCGCCCAGAGGATTCGGGGCGGGCCACGCCTCCCCCTCCGCTTCGCGTTTCTCCCAACGAGGCTTGACGCCACCACCCACCTGAGGCTTCGGCGCCTGGTACTTGTACAGACCGCCTGGGAGGTAGACCGTCGCCATCAGCTCGCCGGTCCAGTCGTCACACCACGTCTTCAGACCCGCCACACGCTCCCGGCGGCTCCCCGGCGCATAGGCGACGATCGCCTGGCTGGCATCCTCGGCCGTCACGATCGGCGTTGCTGCGTCATCCGGATTGGGCGCGACCAGCATGAACGCCCGGGACGTCTTCACCGCCTCAGTGATCACCAGGTCGGAGTCGGCATCGAGGTTGTTGGCCTGCCAGATCCGCCACGCCTCCTCGTCGCCGACCTCCTCATCGCCCAGCCGGAAGCCGTCCACCTGAATCCGCTCCGCTGTCGCATCCACGACCAAGCCCACGAAGTTCGAGCGGGCCTGCTTCAGCAGCCGCTGAAACGCCGGACGAGCCTTGTCCTGGATCATCGCCAGCGGGTGATCGCCGGAGTAGTAGTGGCGCATCAAGTCGACGTACTTGCAACGCTCCTGCAGCTCGTCCCAAAGCCGGGAAAGCCACCACTCCGGACTGCCTACCTCGGCATCCTGCAAGCGGGCCACGAGCACCCCCTCGCATCAGAATCCGACCGCCACCCGGGACTTCGCCTTCGGCCTGCGCAGGTAACCGTCCAGGCCCATCACCGTCGCCGCGATCCCGTCGATCCGGGCCTGCGACTGCTTTCGATCCGGCTTCGTCGGCCGGTAGTTGTCGTTGCCGTCCGCGATGGTCTCCACACAGCCGGCCATCCACCGCAGGATCGGATGCCCGCCATGCAGGAACCGCTGCTCCAGCAGCAGCCGATCCAGCTCCTTACAGGCCGGCGACAGACCAAGGAACGTCTGTGAGATCGGCGTCACCTTCACGCCCCGCTTCGTTTCCCTGTCGACGTTCTGCACGAGTTGGCCGGCGAACATGCGGTCGTAGCCGATCCACTGCACGTCGAAGTGCTTACAGTCCGCCAGCACCTGCTTCTCGATCGTGTCGTAGTCGATCGCGTCGCCCTCCGTCAGCTTCAAGAAGCCCTCGCGAGCCCACTGCGCCAGCGGCACCTGCATCTGCCGCTGCAGCTCTTCGAGCCGCTCCGACGGCAGCCAAAACCTGGAGACCAGCTCGACCTCGACGCCCGGCTGCTTCGACTCCACCGCCAGCACCCAGGCTGACAGGTCCGATACCGCCGAGAGGTCCAGGCCGCCCCACGCCCGGCGCCCCTTCAAGGCGCCCTCGTCGACCATGCCGGCCACCCGGTCCCACGATCGGACATCAATCCAGCGGGTCGACGCCTTCTCCCGGATGTTCAGTGACAGGCGCAGGAACGTCGGGAAGTACGACGGTGTGGCCTGCGCCTTGTTCGCCTCACGCCGCAGATAGGCCAGCGTCGGTGACGTCCCGAGCCCAGGGTTGGCGCGCCGCCACGTCGCCTCGTCGAACGGATCATCGGTCTCGTCGGCAGCCCAGATCACCCCGTAGTGCGCGGGATCCTGGACGACGTTCTCAGCGACCTTCCGGGTGTAGGAGTGCTTCTCGTCGTAGATCGAGCCCTCTTGCGCGTCATCCGCGGTCGTGATGAACACGATCAGCGGCTGATCACGCGCGCCCGTACCCGTCTCGATGGCATCGATCAGATCCCTCGACTTGTGGACGTGCACCTCATCGATCACCGCGCCGGACACGTTCAAGCCGTGCGCAGTCTCGGCGATCCGGGACAGCGCCCGGAAGACGCCACCCGTCCGCGGCACCCGGATCACCGAGGTAAGCACCTCGGCCCGGCCCTTCACCGCCTTAGATGTCTGCGCCATCCGCTTCGCGTCGTCGAACACGCGCTTCGCCTGCTCCAGCGAGCCGGCCGCCGCATACACCTCGGCGCCAATCTCCCGGTCCGCCAGCAGCAACGCCAGCCCGATCCCCGACGACAACGTCGACTTGCCGTTCTTCCGGGGCACCTCGATCCACACCGCGCGGACCACACGCACGTCCCGCTCAAGCTCCGGGTCATGCCACAGCCAGCCGAAGACTGGCAGAATCACCCATAGCTTCTGCCACGGCGCCAGCCGCAGAAAGGTGCCGCCCCACCGACCCTTCGTGTGCTTGAACGACTCGATCGCCTTCAACGCCCTGCGGGCTGCGTCCACGTCGAACCAAGCGCCATCCTGCTCCGGCATCTGGAACGCGGACACCAGCGGACGCGACAGCAGAGCGTCCGCAATCTCCTCGTCGCCCATGCCCAGCTCGTACAGCGCAGCCCGCGGCACCGGCAAGCCCTCGGAACAGTCCTCGAGCGACAGCTGCTCAGTCGAACGGATCGTCGTCGTCGCCATCGTCGCCACCCTCCGGCGGCGTCAACCGGCCCCGCGCGCTAGGCGACAGGCCGAGCTCCCCGATGTACGCCTTCAACTGCGTCCGGTACTGCGACGCGATCGTCGTCAACGGATTCCGGCACGGCCCACGCTGCCCCATCGTCACCAGGCCCTCGACGGACAGCTGCCGCTCGCACCACTCCAGCCGTGCCACACACACGCAGTAGTCCACGGCCGTCGACCGGTCCACCGACGTCAGCCCCGCCATCATCTGCAGCACCGGCACAACCCGGGACCACTCCCGGGACGCCACCTCGCGCCCGAACTGCGCTGCCTCCTGCGCCAGCTTCAGCCGCTGCCAGTGCGCGACCTCGCGCCGGTACTCCTTCAGCTCCTCGTCATCCGCGCCCCGCGGAGCCCGAGGCTTCGCAGGCAGACGAGAGGCGGGGAAGAACGTGGACCAGTCCGGCTCGACGAGCTCGGCCGGCGGGAGCTTCACGCCCTCGCGGACCGGACGCTTACCCGGATTGCCCTCGCGGACGACCTGCAGCGGCGGCTTCGGCTTGCGACCAGGCACGGCCATGCAAGATCACCCCCCGATCAGAAGGCTCTGAACTGCGGCGTCACGAATTTCCCTCCCCCGCGGTCCCGTGTGCGCGCGGGCGGGGGTGCGCCCCCACCCGGGCGCGCGCGAGGATCTTGATCCTTGATCAACTGCCGCGGATCTTGCGAGTCCGAGCCGCTTTCCTCGCCATCCGAACTCGATCTTGATGAGTCTTTCCCGCGTTCGCGATCTTCGCCGCTCGCGTCTTCCCCATCTTGGGCTTCATGGCCTCGTATGCCTTCTGCCTGCCGGCCGTGATGCCTCGGACCCGTCCGCCCTTGCCCTTCGGCATGGCGATCACCTCCGCTGTTCGGCTGCCCAGCCTCCAGGCTGATGACGCGCGGTCTCGGTGCTGTGGCATGGCTTGCACAGGCCGCGGCCGTACTGCGGATCGTCAGCGTCCAGGCCTTCCGCCTCTAGCTGTTGGCGTGACCGTGGCCAGTGGTCTGCCTCGGTTGCTGGTGCCTTGCGGCACACGACACACACAGGCTGGGCGTCGAGGACGCCACGACGGAAGCGGTCCTCGTGCCTCTTCCCATAGCCCCTCTGCCGTGCACTGCCTCTGACCCTGTTGTCACGACCGTGATCCGGGCAGGGCTTGGAGTGGTAACAACCAGGATTGGAGCAGGGTGGCTTGAGCCGGGATGGCATACAGATCTCCTGCCCTGCGCTA